GATTGGTTTGAAAATAAATCAGTACCAGCTATTACTGTATCTTTATTATTTAATTGAATTGCTCCTTCAGGTCCCATTAAAGTTCTACTTCCATATCCACCTTCCGAAACAACGTCATCTCCTTTTTTAGATGTAAAACTATATATCAATGCAGCTAAACCAGCAATAAGACCTAATGCTACTGGAATACCCAATCCAAAAGGAACTTTAGCTAACGAACCCATAATACCAGTTGAAGCGTTGGCCAAACCAACTCCCAATTGTTCTGCTTGTGCATTTCTTATTTTCTTTTCCAAAGCCAATTGTCTAAATTTAGCTATCATAAGTGCAGCTGTTAATGTTCCCAATAAAATAGTACCTATTATAAATGCAGCTTGGTTTTCTTGCATTAATTTTATACCATCACCAATTAATCCAAATATATCAGCCATAGCAACTAAAATAGGCATCATAGCTTGAAACGCAGGTAACATTCTTCCACCAATTTGTTCAACCGAACCGGCAATAGAATTTTTAAATTCATCCATTTGACTAGTAATCTTTTGTTGATGTGAAAATTGTTCTGCTTGTTTTTTTAATTTCTCATCATCCATTTGACTGATATCAACTCCAGACTCTATAAGTGCTTTTGCATTTTTTAAAGTATCACCACTCATTTTTCCCAACTTATCTCTGATACCTATTTGTTTTTCAATTTCTTCCACTTCCATACCGGCTGCTTTAGCCAATTGCATTTTTGTGAAATAATCTTGCTTTGAAAAATCTCCACTTTGTTCAATTGCATCTAAAGTTGCTTCATTTGCTTCAACAATCTTACCTTCATATGCTAATGCTCTAGCTCTACTAAGATTGAATTTACCACCAACCATAGTTGCTGCTACTAATTCATCTTCAATACCAGATTCAAAGTTAAGTAATTTATCAGCTATTTTTGCCGTATCTTCTAATGAAGTACCTAACATTTTAGCCTTTACAGCAGATTGTATGAATAGTTGTACATTACCTTTCATGTGCTTAGAAAGAACTCCAGCACTTTTTGACATATCGGCAAACATTTCAGAAGCAGATACACCAACTCCTTCTGCTAATTTAGCTGCCATCATTTGAGTATTAGCAGCAGTGGCTTCAGATAATCCACCGATTTGTTCAAAGGATGCCTGTACTTTTGCTGAATCAACTGCGGTAATACCCATTGTTGCTTTCATAAGAGATAACGCATCGGTAGTACCTTGTGCAAAGTGGAACATATCACTTTGAGAATTTGCCAATTGGTTTTGTGCCTCATATGCATCTGCCACAGTAACACCCATCTTTCTATATTCCATAGCAGTATGATGTACTGTTTTGTCAATTTCTTTGGTCATGTTATTAGTAAAGCCCGTATTCTCTTTATACTTTGCAGATGCCTCATCCATTTCTAAAAATGCATGCACACCAGCCATTAAAGCGGCGGTTAAAAGACCGGCAAGTAATACACCTTTACCAAAATTCTTTATCATGTCTCCAGCAAATCCAGCTGCTTTCATTATTGGTTCTGGCATATGGTGTAAAACTTCATGTTGCATTTCATGTAATGCTTTTAATCTTTCTGCCTTTTTTTCTAATTTAGTAGTTATTAGATACAATTTTTGCGCTTCTTCTTTTTCTTCGGCCGTTAGATGTGCTATACTTTTTTGAAATTTTTCTAATTTTTGAGTTGCACTTAAACTATGAGAATGGTGGGAATCAACTTCCTTAGCCATATCAACTGTTTTTTGTACAATTCCTTCCAAGGTTTCCCTTCTTTTCGCCAATACAGAAGCTTCTTCATCCGAAGCTTCAACTTCTTGCTGTTTTAACTTAACTAAATGATTTGTAACATTTGTTAAGGAGCTAGTAGCTGTTACCTTACCATCTATTTGTTTTTTAATACCCTTACCCAAAGAGGATAATGATTGATATGCATTAACTTCATATTCGGCAGCTTCTTGTATTTTTTTTAATTTAGAAATTCTGTCATTTGATAATTTGAGTCTTATTTCTTCTTGCTCAATTAAATCTTCTAAATTTTGCTTCTCTCTACCACTTGAAGTTGCTGCTTTTTTATTTTGTTCGGCAATTCTTTCCCTAATACGGGATTCTTCCGACAAAAGTCCGTTCAGTTCCTGTTGTTCTTCTGGAGTAAGTTTATTATTGGTTGCCATCTATTTTAATGAAAATTATTTGAAATCTTTAGGGTCTACCAAGCCGTATTTAACAAGTTGTTTCCAACTTTCAGCATCATTATCTTTTATTTTTTGTAATTTTGGAATATAATTTCTATTAATATCATACAATTCATCATCCAATTTATTCAAAACAGGATCACTATCTATCACTTGTTGTAATGATTGTGGTTTCTTTTTACCAAATAATCCCCAAAATTCATTTAGGTTTTCTTTCTTTATTTTGTACTTTGCCATATTGATTATACTTTAACATCTATAAATATCCTATAAATAAAAAAAGTTAGGATTATCGATTAACCCTAACTTTTGATGCCGCAGATGATGCTTTATTTGATTTTTCTATTTGTTCGTTTTCTTTCTTTTTTGCTTCAGCCAACTTATTATAATAAAATATTCTCAATCTTGTTGGCATTTGATACAATTCCATAACTGTAAATCCATTACCATAGTGAACCATATCAAAAATCTGCGTATGTAATTGGATACTATGACCCGGTGCTAGGCCAAAAAAAGTTTACTCCAAGAGAAATAGGCGCCTCCTCCACCTCACCATCCTCATGTGTATGAGTATAAGTCATATTCATGTCTGGTGATATATTCTTAACATATTCTCTAAATGCTCTACTATCCATAGCTCTCATATTATTAACAAATCTAGTAATATGACCAACTTCAGCGTTACCATCAACCGATTTAATCATATATCTCAAACGAGTTGTAATATCAGATGATACATCTTTGTTTATTTTCTTAAGTGCATCTACTTCTCTATCTATTTCATGCTCATCACCATGTGTAAGAATTTTAAATACTATTTTGTTCTTACCGTATTTAGTGGTGTATTCAAATTCATTTTTATTATTGAACAAAGATAAATCAATTTCTTTTGTTTTAATTTGTGTCAAATCCATTTTAACACTAACATAATCATTTTTCTTTGATGAATAAAATTGAAATTCATAATCAGGTCCATAACCTAATACTCTAGTTGCCAATATAATAGCATTTTTATCACCAATTATAATATCATTTGGGTTTACCTTATCAACTATAATAGATTCAAACAATTTATCTAATACAACACCCTTTTTAATAAGGTTTGTAGAAGAAAGAATATCTTCTTCTTTTGCTGTCATCAATTTAATTGTAATTCTACCAGATGATAATGGGCTTTCTTTTGGATATATCTTACCGCCAGATGGTAAGTCCAACACTTCGGTTGGAAAATCGTATTCCTTTTCGTTCATAACGTTACTTTGTTTTAAGTTTGTATATATAAATACATACTTTTTAAAAAATTAGAAAGCATAAAAAAGGGGATTCTTTTGAAATCCCCTTATTTTTATATCTTTTTGATTAGAATTCTAAGATTGCGTAATCGTAAGTTAATGTTAATGTAATTGTTACAGGTTCGTTAGTTGTACTATATGCTAAATCTCCGAAGTTTGCTTGAGAGATAAATGCACCTTTCAATTTCCATTGTTCAACCTTATCACCCACAGGTCCTAATAAGTAAAAATCGATATCTTTTTTATACATTTCTGCATATCCATCTCTACCAGTGATTGATTCGTGTGATAAACGAACCCACTCCATTACCGCTTGAGCTGCTGATGGTACGATTGGGTCATACAGAGTAATCTCCAAATCTTGCCACTCACCTTTACCTTTCAACTTTCTATAAACGTTGATGTGGTCTAATTTTACAGTCTCAAATTGGATTGTTGGTCTATTTGCTGCACTCACTACAAACGATGGGATTGACGTATCAGTCAGCTCCATGATGTAGCGATTTTTCATTTTTGGTTCGAAGTTCGTATAGAACATCTTATCGAAGGATAGAATATCTGCCATTTTTATTGCCCTTTTATTTAATTATAAATATCTACTTTGTTTGTTTTTATACTATGCTGAGAAACTTGCTCCAGTTGGTAAGATGTTGAAGTCAATTACTATGAATTCAGCCGTCTTAGCCGGTTGTAAGAAAATTTGTCCTGCCATAATATTTCTATCTATTACATCCGGTGTGTTGTTGGTTTCATCCATCACCACTTTGAATGCGTATAAACCTTGTCTTTGTTGGATTGCTTCCAAATAAGGATTAACCGTATTTAAGAATCTTCCTCTAGTCTCAGAAGTATTTTGTTCGAATACTAAGTAACGAGATGTTGAAGCGATGTACTTCTTAACAGTGATAAGTAATCTTCTTACGTTGATTCTATCTAATGCTGAAGCCTTATCTTGCAACGTCTTTTGTCCGAATGCTACAATACCTTGTCCAGGGAATGCTGCGATTGGGTTTACTTTGTTTTCGTATAAAGTATCTCTTTCAGAATGTGTTAATCTATTCAATACACTAACTGCTCCTACGATACCACCTCTATTTAAACCAGCAGGTGCGAACCATTCAGCTGCCAATCTATCGTTACTAGCGTAAACCGCTGGAAGTAATGTAGATGGTGGAACAGTTGTAAGTTTGTTAGTATTTGTATCAATTGTTTTAACCCAAGGATAGTAAGTACCAACGTAGTTAGAATCCACAGAGTTAGCTTCTTCAGTTGCTTGAGTGATTGTATCAGCCGAATCGTTGAAATCAGCGATGTAGAATGCATCTTGTCTTTCTTCAACCATATCAATTACTCTAGTAGTGATAGCTGGGTGTAATCTTCTTACAATACCAGGAGTTACTACCATATTGATATCATACTCATCAGGGTTTGAAATTGCTGCAATTGCTTTTGTATATGCAACTGAACCAGATGATGTTGATGTAGAACAATTGAATCCTTGTGTATTACCAGCACCCCATCCGTTTTCACCAGCTTTTAATATTGGTGTTACAGGATTAGTACCATCAAATCCCATTTGGAATGCTAATACAAATTGTCTCTTAACCATATCAGATGAAACTGAACCAGTCATTTGATATTGTAAACCATTTGCATCAAATGCGAATGATACGTTAGAACCAGTTTCAGCGTTTGTTGGTATTGGTTTTAAGTAATTTGAGTTATCTAATTTAATTCCGTTTGTTTCAAAATCAAATCCAGAATAATAAATTGGAGATGATGATGAGTTACCAGTAGAATTAGTTTGATATGTTACTGCCTGTACCTTTAATGCTTGTGTGTTATTAGATGCTTTAATTGGGTTAGTATATGCTCCATGTCCAAATGGTGCCGCTGAAATTGGGAATGAACCTGCATCAGAAACTACCACTCTTACATATGCTGATTTATTTGTGTAATCACCATATTCAGTAATTTTGCCATCTAAACCAATTGTGAAATATCTATCACCAATTCTTCTAGCGATATAGTTTGGAGAAGCAGGGTCTAAGTTTACATTATTAAATGTTTCAACAACACTCTTTCTCTTATCAGTATCACCGAATGAACGGATTGTTACAGTAAATGTAGAATAATCAGTACCACCATCTTCACCAGCAGCTTTTACATTAGAAACGCCAATTTTAAATTTAGTATTATATAATGTACCATGTCCTAAAGTTACAAACTTAAATAAGTTATATCTATCACCACTAATTAATTGTGATTGTACCATTGGAGTTTCAGCAGCTTGTGCATTAAATGCGAAATCTTGTTGTGGAAGTACTGCTGATGTTACAATTGTACCACCATTTGCATTTGAATAAGATGCAGATGCTAAATTTTCAAAATATGTATATGTATATGCTTTCTTAGAACCGAATGGAGAAGTACCAAATACATCTGATAAATCATTTGAATCTTTTGGTAAAATTGATGCTGATATCCAACCAAAATCAGAACCAGACATTAAGAATGAACCAGAGTATCCTGCTCTTGGGTCAGATATCAATTGTACAGCTTTAGTTACATTTTGATTTCCGGTTTTAGTTGAGTGTAATACACCAATTAATTTTTCACTAGAAAGTCCACCAGATGCAAAAATACCGATAGGTGCTGCTTCTTGGTATCCACCAACTCCACCAACCCTAACGATTGTTGCTACTCCAGCTTCTCTTAAATAGTTTTGTACTGCATATTCAGTATAATAAGTTCCATCAGGTGTTCCGAAAATACTTTCGAATTCTGATTGAGTTCTTACAACAGTTGGAACAAATACAGGTCCTTGTTTAAAAGGTCCGATAAACGCTGCTCCAATTTCACCAATTCCTTGTGCTAGGAATGATAAATCATTTTCTCTTGTAAAAACACCCGGTGATACGATTCTTTCTGCCATTTTAATTCTGCAATTATGTTTTTGTTATGTAAGGGATGTTCCCTATTAAAATACACATATAAATATAATGAAAATATCCAAAACACAAATAGTGATTTGGATATTATATATTTAATAGTTATTTTTATTTTTTATCTTACTATTGAACCAGAATTAGAACCAGAAGTAGGTAACCAAGGTAAATCAATATTATCTACACTAACTACAACTCCCTTTTTATCATCAATTGCTTTCTTTATTCTTGATAAAATATGGTCAAAATAACTTGTATTTGATGAACCACTAACAGATGATTTAATCCATCCTAAAACTTGCGTTTCTGTCAATTCGTTATAAGGTATATAATTGTTTGGGTCAGCTGAAGCTAAATTAAAAGGAGTTGCTCCTGTAAAAGTTCCAGTAACACCATCCGCATCAGTACCAGTACACTCCCAACGTGTACCTATGATAGCATCATCAAATCCGCCATCAGTTGTTTTTGTAAGCCCTTTTATTGCCCATGTATATGTTATTGCCATAGTATTGTTATTTTGTATAAATATATTGTTTTGTTAAATTAACCATTTAAGTGACTGATTACAGTTAAATCAAATTCTTCACACATTTTATCTGCTAAAAATTGATTACTACCAGTCCATGCATTTAAAACATCTTGAGGTACTTTCCATTCACCATTTGCAATATACACATCAGGTATAGCCACAGATTCTCTATTAGGGTCTCTGTATCTTAGTTCGTATCTAATTATACAATCATCTTGTTCTAAATCGTATCTTAATAAATTTGTAAAAACAGTATTAATCGTTTTTCCAAAATATTGTTTATCTTCTACAGTAGTTGTCATTTCTTTTTATTATTTAATTTTATACATCTTGCAATGCAGTTGCAGATTGTATCATATTTCTTTCTTGTAAATCCAATGCTAATTTTTCTTTTAATAAAGGATATGCTTTAGCAAATATATCTGCTCCTTCCAATACTGAAAAGTTAGCTACTTGTTTTTCATATGTTCTACCATCTATAACTTCCGATACAGTTTGAGTCATAGGTATAGTGTGCCAATGTGGGATAGCATCTACCTTAGCAAGAAATCTTTCATTTATAGGAGCTCCCATACGATTGGAAATATTAGTTTCCAACATTCTAGCAGCTTCTTCATTTTTAAAAACATTCACATATAATTCCAATGCACCTTTGTTTCTATCTACCACATAACGATAAATTCTAACATAAGCCTCATCTGTTATACCCTGTGATGTACCAATTGTTGCGTTAATTTTAATTGCCATAGTTATTTCCTTTTATATATATATAAATATATAGTTGTTAATCCAAACCTAATTTTTTCTTCAAATCTTTTATTTCATTTTTAGATGCATCCAACTCAACTTTTAATTCCTTAATAGCCTCTAATAATAATGCTGGAATACCTCTATCTCTAATTGCTAAATAACCATCTTCGCCAGCTCTAACTAAATCAGGAACTATATCTTCAACTTCTTGCGCTATAAAACCTATATCATGTCTAAGTCCAGTTGTTTCGTATTCATCAGTACCTTCTCTCCAATCATATTCAACACCTCTCATTTTCATTACTTTTTCTAATGAATTTTCTAAAGGTTTTAAATTTTCTTTCAATCTTCTATCCGAAGGTGAACCATATGCAATAATGTTGTTTGATGCTATAATCTGTCCATCATATCTTAATGCAATCGTAGCACCACCACCTCTATTACCAGTATGAATTCTTAAACCATATGAAGCTCTTAATGCTAAGTAACCATCATTCAAGTCACAAAGGTCACCATCATCCGATACCCAAATACCACCACCACCATAGTTATCAAAGTTTGAACGTAATACATAAGGAGTACCCAAAGTATCATCATTCAAATAGTATCTCTGCCATCTAGAAGACCAGCCACCCCATCTTACAACGTTATCACCATCCAAACCTAAGTTCAATGCATAGTAACCACCTTTGTGGAATGACATGAACGCACCATTATTACCAGTTGAATATGGTTGCAACATTGCCGAATCGGTTTGTGTTGCGTAATATCCTCTATTGTAAGTAAAGTAAACTCTTGAATAGTGGTTGTAGTCATAAGTAGGAATACAATATTCACCTCTATTATTAGAGTCAACCATTGCTTTCCAACCAGAAGGAGAAGACCAAATATTTCTGAAATACATTCTATCAACAGGTCCACCGGTCAATTGCCACCCATAACCACCACCATAAGTCCAAGAGTAGTGGAAAGCTTGTACAGTTTCCCAATGCGATGTACCAGGAGGTTGGTTACCAGGGTTAGACCAAGAATCATTGAAACCAGAACCCCAATCCATCATCCAGTTAAAGTCAGTTGTACCCCAACCTTCAGAACCTGTCCAATAGTTTCTATCACCAGTATAATCTTGAGGTCTTCTATAATTTGATTTACCACTTAAACCAGTGTTACCTTTACCTCTATCAGTTAAACCTACCCATTGTGAACGTTGACCGGCAGGGTCTATATAGTATCCAGTATCTTGTCTATCATAGTAGATGTATGCTCTAGCATCATCCATATAAGTAACACGATACAATTCCATATGTGCATTACCATACTCAATACGAATCTGCCAGTTACCAGAAGAGTTCAACATACCAAAACCACTACCATCCCAATATCCAGCATATCCTCTTAAATCAGATTCGTAGTTATTGTACATTACAATACCACCATATCCATATCCACCACCTGCTGATTTCCAATATCCATTATTAGAATACCAGTGCATTGAACGAGATTGGTTATAAAGACCATGTCCAGAAGTATTATTTCTAAACCATCCGTTTACATATAAATCATAGAAAGTTGGCGAAGCATCGGTTCTTACGTTTTGGTTAGCCCAGTTAGATAACCAACCTAAATAAGCAGTGTAATGATTACCATCTACTGCAAATTGATGCGGTTCACTACCACTAGGTCTTCTGAATATCCAATAACCCTCATTCATCTTTTGGAAGTACATATGAGAACTATGCCATTGAATCTTATTATATTCACCAGTCCATCCACCAGTATCAGAATATAACATATATCCTGCATTGATGTAAATGTTGTTAGCGTTTACAAAGTTTAATCTATTTGTTGAAGCTGGGTCACAATAATATGCAGAATTATTTGTATCATAAAAAATGGTTGCATAGAAATCACCACCACTTCCTAAGTACATATTTCCCCACCACAAATTATGCATTGCTACATGATACCCATTACCATATAGTTCATTTACATTAAAATAAAAGTTTGAACGGTCAGTATAGATGTGGGCATGTGATGTATTTGCAGGTCCAAATTGAATCCAACCATATGGAGTATTATGACGATAACCCCAATCACCACCTGCCAAATAATATGAACTATTACCATAATCCATTGATGATAAACGAGAACGTCCATCTGGGTCTACAAAATATGCTGAGTTATTTCTATCATAAACTATTGGTGTATAAATTGAACCAGGTACATGGAATTCACTACCATAGAAATATCCACTACCTTCGATGTTACCAGTACCAGTTGCTGATATGTAAGAACTCAAATCATAAGTGCCTGCCATAGATTGGAATACAATTCTACCAGTAGAACCTAATCTAATTCTATCATGTATAGTTGCGGTATCAACATCATTACCTTTGAATAATAATAATTCAGATTGGTCAGCAGTTCCCCATAACCTTTCAACCAACGCAGTGTGATTATATGAACCAGGGTTATCACCAGTTACACCTCTAAAGTAAATACCTTGAGTTGAATCGTTAGCTGGCGATATTTCTATACCACCTATACGTGATGTACCATTTGGATTTACATAATATCCACTATCATTTGCATCATAGAATATAGTACCATATACAGGGTATCCACTATAAACATAAGAACTATAAATTTCCCAAGATGTAGTACCATTTGCATTTATACCACCACCAACGTTAAAGTGCAATCCAGCAGTTGCTCCATTTACATGGAATCTAGCGTGGTTTGAACTATCCAATGGTGATATCCAAATCATTTTGGTATTATCATTATTTTGGATTTGTAATGCCGATGTCCAAGCACCAGGATAAGAACCATAGTTATATTCACCAAATCCGTCTTGCTTAATAGTTAGTGCTCTAGTTCCAGATGAAGTACCAGTTGTATTAACTTTTAAATAACAAATATTTGTAGTACTATTAGGGTCTACATAATATCCAGTATCATTATAATCATAATAAATAGGTGAACGCATTTGATTTGCAGAACGTACTTGGTTAGCTGCTGCAATACCACCCATATAAAGTATAGATGAACTTGATGATTTATCTCCATAGAAATAAAATTCACCACCATATCCAAATCCGTCAAGCGTTGGATTATCATCCGTAATTTGCATATAACAATCCCAACCAGCATCTTCAATACCAATCTTCATATAAGAAGTAGAAATAATGCCACCTGCCATTCTGAATGATACATCGGTATTATTTGGGTCTATATAGAATGCCGTATTATCGTTATCATAAAATATAGGTGACCTAGCTTGCGAAGTTGCGTAAAGAATTCCACTAAAATAGTTTACATAGTTTGTACCATCAAATCCAATATATGCAAATTGATTACTTACAGAACTATTATTATGGAATCTTACATAAGAATCTGCGTTATTATTATTACTATCTATTCTTAAGTTAATATCATTGAATGAGTTAATACTCATTGAATCACTAAAACTACCATTTAAATCAGTTGATGCTATACCATGATTTGTATATGAATCGTAGTTAGCATTCCAGTCAAATGAGAAATATGCAATTCTACTTATGTAAGAACTATAAGTACCATAAGGTGCCCATATTGAATATTCAGAACCTACTCTAAATGAACCTTGTGCTCTAACATAGGCATCAACATAAACATTCTTAGAACCTCTAGAACGAATCCAAGTACTATCAATCATGTACCAACCACCACCCCAGCCAAATCCTAATTCTTCATCTCTTAAGAATGATGCAGCTCCTCTACCAAATACGATTGCGTCTTGGTTTCCTAATAATTGAATTGAACCATTTACGAATAATCTATTGTTTGTAATAGTGCTTATTACAGAAGCGTTATCTGATGAAGTATATGAAAAATCTGATGTATTAATTCCAATTCTTTCCGATGAATCGGCATATAATATGATGTTACCACCATATCCAGTTCTATTAAATTCAAATCCGTTTGAATTCCAAATTTGTCTTCCACCAGTAGAATATGTTCTAGTCTGCCAACTACCTATTGAACCATTTGTATGTCCAAAATATAAATAATTAGAACCAACTATACCAGCATCTCCGTTAATATTAATACCACTAACATCAAATGCCCCACCACCAACTGATAATTGATTTAATCTAGTTGATGAAGCTGGGTTTACATAGTAACTTATATCATTACTATCATACATAATTGGTACTGCTATACCAGTTTGATTTGATGTTGGATATACTATTGAATCTGCTGTAAATGTTACGTTAGTTCCAGATGGTGAAGTATTAATCCAAGTAGAACCGATACCAGGAGGATTTGATGCTGTTATACTTCTATTTGTACGAATTACAACATCTACAGTTGAATAATATGCAACATCAACGTAAACTGAAATATATCTTTGGTCACCACTTCCTGCGGTTTCGGAACTTAAATTAACCATAAAGTTATTAGACCCAACTCCTTGATATTCTACTAAATATACACCATAGTTACTTACATAACCATACCATACATTATATTTCTTTTTTAAGCCTTGAGCGTAATAAGTTTCCATTAGCTCAACTTCAAATACACCAACACTATTCCAATCATTATAATCAATAGCAATTTTAGCTATTTCATATCTTCTAGATTGAGTTGCTGATGCGGATAATCCATTTATAACATATTGTTTAAGATTATTCTGAATAAATGCAGTACTAAATGTTACCGTACCAGTTATGTTTAATCCAGCAAAGGTAGGAGAATCAGTTGTACGAACATTTTGATTCATTGCGTACAATTCATTTGCTCCTTGCCCAGTATCAACAGTAGAGAATGTAACCGCATCCGTAGTTCTTACGTTTTGGTTCATTGCGTACAATTCATTTGCACCTTGTCCAGTATCAACTGTAGAGAATGTTACTGCATCGGTTGTACGAACATTTTGGTTCATTAAATAAACTTCAGTTGCTCCCTGTCCAGTATCTATTGTACCACTTAATGTTATATTACCAGCACTTACCGAAAGGTTTCCACCAGTTACACTTACACCATTTGTTGCTGTAATTGTTGCATGGGTAACGTTATCCGTAGTTCTTACATTTTGGTTCATTAAATAAACCTCAGTAGCTCCTTGACCCGTATCAATTGTACCTGATATAACAATATTACCAGTTCCCTGAATATTTCCGTTTACATATGTATTATTATCTAAAGTCCATCTATCATTTGTTTCATCCCAATAGAATGATACAGTTGCAGCGTTACCTCTTTTAATTTCAATACCAGCATTTTCAGTTGGTGCTACTGAACCTGTATAATCTCCATTTAAAGTAATAATATTATCACCTAAATTAATTGTATTTGAATTTACAGTTGTAGTTGTACCATTAACAACTAAGTTACCAGTAATTACCGCTGCTCCATTTACTGTCAACGTACTACCATCAAATAGTAAATTACTTTCAACAGTTGCATTTGGTGCAGTTCCATTTAATGTAATTACACCATTATCAGTTGTACCACTTAATGATAATAATCCTGATGTACCAGCAGTTCCTGATGTACCTCCACTGCCAGATGTACCAGCAGTTCCTGATGTACCACCACTACCAGCCGAACCAGAAGTACCAGAAGTTCCTGATGACCCTCCACTTCCCGATGTACCACGAGTTCCTGATGAGCCTCCACTTCCAGCAGTTCCTGCTGAACCAGATGTTCCAGCTGAACCACTACTCCCAGCAGTACCACTACTACCCCCACTACCAGCAGAACCACTACTACCTCCGCTACCAGATGTTCCACTACTACCTCCGCTACCAGAAGTACCTGTTGTACCTGATGTGCCAGCCGAACCAGAAGTTCCTGATGTACCACCACTTCCAGCCGTGCCAGCAGAACCAGAAGTTCCCGATGTGCCAGCTGAACCAGAAGTTCCCGATGTGCCAGCTGAACCAGAAGTACCTGTTGTGCCAGCAGAACCAGAAGTTCCTGATGTACCACTATCTCCAGTTCTTGCAAAATCAATTACTAATTGTGCAGTATTAGTTGGTAGTGTACCACTTACATATATTACAGGTATTTTAAAATATCCAGATGCGTTAGTTACTGCTCCAGTAATTGTGAATATATTATTTATTGTTCCACTATCTCTTGATGATAAAATAACATTACCTCTATTATTTGGTGTGTTACTATCATCCCAACTATTAAACCATGCTAATTGATTATTACCACTTTGGTCTAATATATCAATGTATAAAAAAGTTACCGAAGCAATAGTACCATTATTATATTGTACTATTCCATTACCAGGGTCAGAATCAGTAATTGTTGTTGAAAAATTATATTTGATACCACCACTTTGTCCACTAGTACCACCACTACCAGAAGTTCCTGTTGTGCCAGACGTACCAGCCGAACCAGAAGTTCCTGTTGTACCACCACTACCACTACTGCCACTTGTACCAGCCGAACCAGTTGAACCAGAAGTTCCTGATGTACCCGCTGAACCCGTTGACCCAGTTGAACCAGAAGTCCCTGCCGTACCAGACGTACCGCTTGACCCAGTTGAACCAGAAGTTCCTGATGTGCCTCCACTTCCAGAAGTTCCTGCCGTTCCACCTGCTCCAGTTATACCACTAGAACCCGTTGAACCAGAACTTCCCGATGTACCAGCTGAACCAGTTGAACCCGATGACCCACTAGTCCCACTACTTCCACTACTTCCCGATGTACCAGCAGAACCACCTGCTCCAGTAATACCACCGCTACCAGCAGTACCACTACTACCTCCGCTACCAGATGTACCATCTCTACCAGAAGAACCATTAGAACCAGATGACCCAGAACTTCCACTCTGTCCACTTGTACCACTAGAACCAGTTGTACCCGATGAACCAGTTGTACCTGAAGACCCAGTTGTACCGGCCGAACCAGTTGAACCAGAAGTTCCCGATGAACCTCCACTACCAGCAGTACCATTTGTGCCAGATGTACCACCACTTCCAGAAGTTCCCGATGTGCCTCCACTTCCTGATGAACCATCAGTTCCTGATGTACCACCACTTCCGCTACTTCCAGATGTGCCTCTTGTTCCTGATGTACCACCACTTCCACTACTGCCGCTACTACCAGAAGTTCCTGATGTACCAGCAGAACCAGTAGACCCAGAAGTTCCTGATGTACCACCACTTCCAGATGACCCAGAAGTTCCTGATGTACCTCCACTTCCTGAAGTGCCTCGTGTTCCCGATGTACCGGATGTGCCAGATGTGCCATCCGAACCAGTTGTACCCGATGAACCACCACTACCAGAAGTTCCTGAAGACCCAGTTGTACCTGATGTACCAGATGTTCCAGAAGTTGCTGCAGCTGTTTTAGTTCCTATTTTACCTGTTGTAGCATTTATTACTAATACTTCATTTGAACTATCAGCTTTCAACCCATCTATAAAAAGAGAACCACTCATAGCCACACTACCAGTAAATTCTTGCTTATCAGTTTGAGAATCTCCAAATTTATTTGAGCCCGATGAATATATTACAGAAGAAGAAATATATGTTGTAAATATTTCAGTTGATGTTATTTTTCCAGCTACACTAATATCTCCTTTAAAAATACCACTACCACTTACAATTAAAAAATTATCAACACTTACTCCAGTATTTACAATTAATCCTTTGTTTGGAGATATATTAGCTATTGCCGAACCTGATTTTAATTGGTTCAAATCTCCAATTGCTGTTGCACTAATATTAAATAATCCACTACCATCTCCTCTAAATAAAGATGCAGTTATTGATGATGAAATATTTAACGAACCAGTTATTTGAACATTACCTCTTATTGATATTGGAGAATTGGATTGACTAACAATTAAATTAGTTTGAATACCAGAGGCAGTAAAATTACCAACCACATTCACCGATTCCGATGAGAAGTTAGCTATCTTGCTCCCACTCACATACAACGCAATTAAGCTTGAACTTAATTGATTTAAACCATTAGGGTTACCTCCTAAATATTCCATTAATTAAAACTTTTATGTTATCTCCAATACTGAAACAATTACATCTGCTGAATTAGCCAATGATGATGTTACTGATAGAAAATCTCCTGCTTCTAAAACTAACTTTTGCTCACCACCAACTAATACATTAGAACTACCAGGTAAAATTAAAGAATCCTTCACAACATAAACAACTTTGTTTGCTGAGTTATCTCTAATCATCACACTAACTGAAATATTTTGTGAATTTGTGTTAGCAACACCAACTCCAATAACAGTTGTTGATGTAGCTAATGGGGTTTCATAAACTTTAACACCATTTGTTCCAATTGAACCAGTAATACTATTTTTAAATGCGTTTGCCATTTCTTTTTATTTTTTTATCCCAATGCTATTGCAAATGCGATAGCTGAATCCAATACATTAACCCCATCTACTAAATATCCGCCGGATGTTAAATCCATCGAACCAGTCATTTTTATAGAACCACTAACTGATAATTTATTAGTTACATCTAAGTTAGCAAATGATGCTTGCTGTACATCGATTGTCCCTTTAAACGAACCAGTAAGAGAACCACTAAACGAACCACTAAGGTCAGCATAAGCGTTATTTCTATCCTGAATAATTGAACCCGAAAATATGGGACTATGTATTACCATTTGTATCTAATCTTTTAAGTTATAGATATAAATATAAACCATCCCTCTTTTAAGGTTTCGTTGGCCAATTTATATTGAATGGGTTTGATTGATTGGTAATATTTCTAAGCTCTTGTCTGTAATTTGTCCACACTTCCTTTGTTTCCGTTGGAATATCGGATAATTGTGTCCAATCGCACTCTATTAACAATTGATTTCTAATTTCTCTAATCTCATCCCATTTATTATCTATTTTTGTATCGATTTCGGATTGAGATGCATTTGTTTGTATCCAATTTTGTTTATATACACCTTCTATTAAAATTGGTGTACCTTCCACAATACTTTTAGTGTAATCATTTGGTTTTGCTGTATGAAAAACTTCATACATTTCCCACTCAGCCAATTGTTCAATTGTTATTTCAGCTGGTAAACTTACATTTGGTAAAGATTCTCTTAAATCTTGTATTGTGTATGGATATGTTGTTGTGTTATTTACTATTCTTAAATACATAATTTATTTAAAATTTACAGGTATTGATGCAAAATTTGTTAATCCACTACAATTTCTAAATGCCGCTGTTCCAGATGGTATTGGGGTTCTATTCCACAATTCCGGAGCTGTACCACTTAGTACATTTGATGTTGTGGTCATATTATAAATATTGTTAAAAATAGTAACTTGAGTATTATATGTAAATTGTAATACATTAGTTAATGCTCTACAGTTACGAAATGTACCAGAAAAGTTTACTACATTTGGATTTAAATCAAATAATGTAGAAGGTACTGATGTCAATGCGTTGCATGCTGAAAAACAAGATGCAAATGTAGTTGCCAATGGTACATTATTAAATAAATTGCTTGGTACTGATGTCAAATACAACATTGATGAAAATGTATCAGTAAAAGTTGTTGCGTATGGTGAATAATTAAATATATCAGATGGTATTGATGATATACCACTACTTCTCATAAAAGAAGCAAAAGATACAACATCACCTAATCCAGTATATCCACCCACACCACTCAAAGTACCACTACCAGGAATTGAAGTTAAATTTAAACAACCATAAAAATCAATTGTTCTCAATCCAACAGTCCCCCATTGCACTAATTCAGTAATAAGATTTCTAATAGCTGCACTATTATTAACTTTAAAGCCTGGCATAAATCCGCTTATAGTAATTGTATATGTACCAGCAGTAGAATATGTATGAACTCTATCTGTTGATGATGATGAAGTTATAAGAGGAGATGATGAACCATCACCCCAACTGATAACTAATTGAGGCGTTAATGCCCCATAATCAACCAATGGTACAGTAAAAGTTGTACTTGCACTTGTTGTTGTTATTCTAAATACAAAAGGATATGATTGTGTTGAATCCGATTCTACTAATTTTCTAAATATTCCCATAACTTTAACTTAAATTTTTACCTACTATAAATCCGTAATATGATGAACCAGCATTAAATGTATAGAATGTAAGTACATCCGTACCAACCGATGTTAATACAGGAGGAACTCCACCTGCCCAATCTACTGCTGCCGGCCAAGTTATAGAGTATGAACCAGCATTAACAGCTACTAACGTAAATCCAAATGCGTTTGATGCTGGTGGATTACTAAATGTTATTGTTGCAGTTCCGTTAAATTGTCTTCTAAAATTGTTTGCCGTTGATAAATCAAATGTAGCACTAGCTCCAGTTCCTAAATCATTATATGTTTCTCTAAACGTTGTTGCTGCTACCGAAGTTGTTACTACTACATTACCAGTAACAGTCAATGTAGTACCATCAAATACCATATTATCTTCCGCTCTTACGTTTGGAGATGCGCCTTCTAAAGTTAATACACCATTATTAGTTGTACCACTAACGGTTGCGAACCCAGAAGTACCATTAGTACCTGCTCCTCCTGATGTACCCGATGTGAATCCAGCAGGTGAAGTACCTGATGTACCACTAATACCCGGTGTACCAGAAGTACCAGAGGTTATACCAGGCGTTGATGAACCCGATGTACCACTTGAACCCGTAATGCCATCCGTTCCAGAAGTTCCCGATGAATAGCCAGGAGCATTTGTTCCAGAAGTTCCGGATGAACCATCTGCACCAGTTGTACCAGGAGCTCCATTAGTTCCCGAAGAACCACTACTACCAAAATAAGTTCCATTTAACCCAGAAGTTCCCGATGTACCATTTCCGCTTGTACCACTAGTACCATCCGTACCAGTTGACCCAGACGAACCAGCAGTACCTGTTGTACCATTTGTACCAGAAGTTCCTGATGTGCCGTTTGTACCAAAGAATGTACCATTCAATCCACTACTTCCAGAAGTTCCTGATGTACCATCCGTACCAGTTGACCCAGATGAACCAGCAGTACCTGTTGTACCATTTGTGCCGCTTGTGCCGCTAGTACCATTTGTACCAAAGAATGTACCATTCAATCCACTACTTCCAGAAGTTCCTGATGAACCACTTGTGCCATTAGTACCATTAAATCCACTACTACCACTTGTGCCTGCTGTACCAGTTGAACCTGATGTACCAGCACTACCAAAATAAGTTCCATCCAAACCAGACGAACCAGAAGAACCAGAAGTTCCTGATGTGCCATCTACTCCAGATGTTCCACTTTGTCCGCTTGAACCAGCAGAACCAGTTGAACCAGAAGTTCCTGATGAACCAAAGAATGTTCCATCTAAACCACTTGTACCACTACTTCCAGAAGACCCAGCAGTACCAGACGTCCCATCTAATCCAGATGTACCACCTGTGCCATCCGTTCCTGATGTACCGCTACTACCAAAATATGTTCCATCTAAACCAGAAGTACCGCTACTACCATCAGTACCGCTTGTACCTGTTGTGCCAGAAGAACCTGATGTACCAGAAGTTCCCGATGTGCCATCAGTTCCAGATGAACCACTACTACCAAAGAATGTACCATTCAATCCACTACTACCAGAAGAACCTGAAGTACCATCAGTTCCAGTACTTCCGCTACTACCACTACTTCCACTACTTCCACTACTTCCAAAATATGTTCCATCTAAACCAGAAGTACCGCTACTACCACTTGTACCACTACTTCCAGAAGTACCTGCTGTGCCACTACTTCCTGAAGTTCCATTAGTACCGCTTGTGCCAGATGAACCATCTATACCACTACTACCACTCGTACCATACGAACCAGTTGTACCAGCAGAACCATCAGTTCCACTACTACCACTACTTCCAGCAGAACCACTACTACCATTTGTACCGCTTGTGCCATTTGTACCGCTTGTGCCAGAAGTACCATATGAACCAGTTGTGCCTGATGTACCTGTTGTGCCAGACGTACCATCTGTACCTGTACTTCCACTACTTCCACTACTTCCACTACTTCCACTTGTGCCATTTATACCTGAAGTTCCTGATGAACCAGTTGTACCCGATGAACCAGTTGTACCAGCTGAGCCATTTGTTCCACTACTACCACTAGTGCCATCAGTACCAGAAGTTCCTGAAGACCCTGCTGTTCCACTACTACCACTAGTTCCATCACTTCCAGTAGAACCACTTGTACCAGCTGAACCACTTGTGCCAGCTGAACCACTTGTGCCAGCTGAACCACTACTTCCCGAAGTTCCATCGGTGCCGCTTGTGCCAGATGAACCAGCAGTACCACTACTTCCCGAAGTTCCATCCGAACCAGTTGTGCCACTTGTACCAGAAGTTCCTGATGTACCGCTTGTGCCAGATGTACCATCAACACCACTACTACCAGCAGTACCGCTACTTCCAGAAGTTCCTGATGAACCAGTTGTTCCTGATGAACCACTACTTCCAGAAGTTCCCGATGTGCCAGAAGTTCCTGATGTGCCACTTGTACCGCTACTACCAGAACTTCCCGATGAACCTGTTGTTCCACTACTTCCAGATGACCCAGAACTTCCTGATGTACCACTACTTCCATCAATACCAGAAGTACCTGATGTACCAGCAGAGCCGGTTGAACCACTACTTCCAGATGACCCAGAACTTCCCGATGTACCAGCTGTGCCAGAAGTACCTGATGTACCACCACTTCCAGAAGTTCCTGATGTACCAGCCTCTCCACTACTACCACTCGAGCCACTAGAGCCACTAGTACCATCTATACCACTAGAGCCACTCGTACCACCAGTTCCAGTTGTACCAGAGGTGCCAGACGTACCCGATGTACCACCTGTACCAGCAGTTGCTGATGAACCTGATGTGCCAGCAGTTCCAGAAGTTCCCGATGTGCCAGCCGTACCAGTTGAACCAGAAGTTCCTGAAGTACCTGATGAACCTCCACTTCCAGATGACCCAGAGGTTCCTGATGAACCCGATGTACCAGCCGAACCAGTTGTGCCTGATGACCCAGATGAACCCGATGAACCAGAAGTTCCTGATGTGCCAGATGAACCAGAAGTTCCTGATGTACCTGCTGACCCAGTTGAACCTCCACTTCCAGATGAACCGCTACTTCCAGAAGTTCCTGATGAACCGCTACTACCAGAAGTTCCCGATGAACCACCACTACCACTAGTGCCGCTAGTTCCAGAAGTTCCCGATGTGCCATCCGAACCAGTTGTACCACTACTTCCACTAGTTCCACTACTACCAGAAGTTCCTGATGACCCACTACTTCCGCTACTACCACTAGAACCAGTTGAACCAGAAGTTCCCGATGAACCAGAACTTCCCGATGACCCAGAACTTCCAGATGTGCCAGAAGTTCCCGATGAACCACTACTTCCACTACTTCCACTACTTCCAGAAGACCCAGACGTTCCATTAGTTCCACTTATTCCAGACGTACCGCTACTACCACTACTTCCAGAGGAGCCGGATGAACCACTACTTCCAGAAGAGCCGGATGAACCAGCTGAACCTGTTGTACCACTACTTCCAGAAGAGCCGGATGAACCATCACCCCCAGAAGTACCACCAGTACCTGATGAACCTACTGCAGCTGCTACGTTTCTATATCCTAATTTTTTAGTTATAGGGTCCCAAACAACAACTTCTTGTGCTGAACCAGAAGGTAAACTATAAAGTGAAATACTACTACTAAATGCAACACTACCACTAACTCCCAAGCTTCCACTTATTGTTAAATTGGCGTTAATATTACTATCTTTATTTACTTGTAAGAATGATGCTGTATTTACTCCTTCCGCATTTAAAGCGTATAAAGCGTATGATGCGGTGAATGCTAATGAAGCAGTCCCAACCAACATTGAAGAAGTTTGTGAACTAAGTAAATCACCAAAACCAGCACCACCACCTCCACCTAATATAGTTACCAATACACCATCTGAACCAGATGGAGTAACACTTACACCACTACCAGTAAAGTTAATTTTTCCAGTTTGTGCTTTTACTAATGAACTTGTTTGGTATATAAATAAATCAGTACCACCTTGTCCTGCATTTAATGCGTATGATGCTGTAAGTGCATATGATGAACTTACAGCACTAAACACAGCCATCGAAGATGTTTGTGAATTTCTTACAAAGTTTTCCAAATCACCCAAAGCTGCTAATGATGCTGAATTAAATCCAACTATACTTTCCGCCACACCAGCTCTAACTGCATATGATGATGAAAGTACAGTACCAATAACTCTATCACCAGGTATTGTTCCATTGATTAATGAACCACCACTACCAATTACAACATTTCCAGAAGTTAATCCAGCAAATTTAATTTGTATTGTGTTTTTATCAATTGATTTAATAGTACCAGCCATAATCTGGTCTTCAGAACCAGTTGCATATATTTGTACCATAGGATAACGAATATCCAAATTATGTACAATTGTTAAATCACTTACATTACTAAATCCTACAGTTTCAGTTATTGAAGTTTCAGGTTGTGGAATGAAATATCCTCTATTCTCATCAAATCTTAAAATATCATATTGAGCCGATGCAGTTGGTCCATTACCTTGGAAATTATATGTTCCCAAAAATGAACTACTAATTAATGGAGAGAAAATATAATTACTAGCAGTTATACTATTTGCTCTAAATTTATTATTTACATACAAATCTCCCCAAATAGATGCGGATGTATTTACTACAAACCCTTTATCAGGTGAAATAGATGCTGTTACACTTCCACTCTTTAATAAGAATGTTTCAAATGATAAGTTAGCTATATTAATGTTTGTTAATCCACTACCATCACCAAAGAAAACAGAACCAGAGTTTGCTACAATATTTCCACCAGTAACAAATAATGAACCAGTAACACTTAAGTTACCAGACACAAATGTTCTAGTTCCAATTTGCAATCCTTTATTTGGTGAGATTTGAGCTTGTACAGAACCAGAAATGATTCTATCTAATTTCAAATCTTGCAATGCATCAGGTGGGATATTAAATAATCCACTACCATCTCCATCATATCTTGCTGCTGTAATTGGTACGTTTACATTTAATTTAGTTGGGTCAATGATAGCAACACCAGAACCAGAGTTAATTTTTGGTAACTCTAAGTTTTGAATCGCATCAGGTGGGATGTTAAATAATCCACCACCATCTCCATAATAAAGAGATGCTGTAAGCGAACCACTAATTGCTACCGATGATGTAAATTGAGATTTAAATGACCCAGATTCAGGTGATGTAATTACCAAGAATTTTTCACCACTTGCTACCGAAGCCGTTGCCGAACCACTAGCTATTAAAGGAGATGCTGCCGCTTGAACGTTTGTTAATTGAGAACCATCTCCAATAAATGAAAATGCTTTAATACTACCACTAACATCAATACTACCAGTAATTCTAGAACCATATTGAGAACCAGTTGCTGCTGTTTTTACTACAAATGTATCACCACTTGCTACCGAAGCCGTTGCCGAACCACTTGCTATAAATGGTGCTGCGTTTGCTACAACATTTGTAATATATCTACCATCACCAACAAAGAATTGAGATTGTAAACTACCACTAACATCCACACTACCCGTTATACGAGTACCAATTTGGAAATCCAAACCAGAACCAGTTGCTAAAGTTGTTACTATAAATGTATCTCCACTAGATACAGATGCCGTTGCCGAACCACTTGCTATTAATGGAGATGCTGCTGCTTGTACATTTGTAATATATCTACCATCTCCTATGAAGAAATTTTTAGCTATAATACTACCACTAACTTCAACCGAACCAGTAAATTGAGAACCAATTTGAGAACCAGTAAATGGAGTTATAACTCTAAATCCATCATTAGGATTTACAGATGCGGTAACAGAACCAGATACTATGAATGAAGATAATAATGCATCTTCGGTTAATGCTGATTTTGGAATACGTCTTAAATAAGTACCTTCTGCATATATGAATGAAGATGATTCTATAAATAATCCACCACTATTATCATTAATATAAACACTACCACTTACAGAAATAGAACCTGTGAATTGAGAT